TTCTTCTTCTGTACTTTGTTCATCTTCAGAAACAATTTCCTCGGGTTCTTCGGCAGCGGTTTCCTCTTCTGCATCCTCTGCCACAACTTCTTCTGCAACTTCTTCGGGCTCCTCTTCTTTAATCTCTGCCGCAACCTCAGCGAAACTCAGGTCTAGCTCAGATGCATCGTCTTCTTCAGGCCTATCAGCCCCTGGCATTACGTCAAACTCTAGTGCTTTTTCTTCAACTGCTGTTTCTTCTTGCTTACTCATATCAAACTCCTATTGGGTGTTCTTACGTGATTTAGCTGCCGACTGCATAGCGGTAGCGGCTATGCGAGTTGCAGCATTTGTTTCCGATTGACTAGTTCTAGTCTTGTTGGTTAAGTCAGCGAGTTCTCTACGCAGCTGCAGCTCCTGTTGCTTCATAGACAGCTGTGCTTGCAGTTCTTGCTGACGCAGCTCTGGCTCTATGTCTGCCATGTCTTGCGTCTTCGCGATGTTTACGGCGGCTTCTGACTGTAGCTTGCGAACTTCCGCTTCCAACTTGGCCAAGGTGAGCTGCTCTGCCTGCATCTGCATTTGAGCTTTCTGCTGGCTTAGCTCCATCTGCTCTGGAGACTGCTCTACGCCTGTCATCATGCGGATACGCTTCGCAAGTTCTCCTTTCCTCGTGAGGTGCGAGTACTCGATGATTGCATCGTCTGGAATTGCTACGCCTGCTTGACGTAGTCCAAGGGCTTCTGCGAACTGAATCTCATCGAATGTGTCGCGAGCTGGTGCTGTAGTAATAACAACGTCGTACTCACCGATTGTTAGATCGTTAATAATGTCGCCTTCGGGGGTGACTTCGTTCACGACCATAGCCTCGCGAGGCTTGAGAGGGTCTTCTTCGTTAGTGATTTGTACAACCCGCTGCTCTGTATAAAACGCCTGGATTAAATTCAACGTCTTCTCTGCCAGGTACTGACGTGCTTTTTGCAGGTTATCTAGAGGCACCTGAATCATTACCGCGCCGCGGTTCTGTTTAGCTTGGATAGCAATGCCCGATACTTCGGCGCTATCTGACCCCAGCATTGAATCGTTGATCCCTGAGATAGCCTTAATGTTCGCCTGCGCCTTCATCGCGATTCGATCAAGACCTGTTGGGATGCTGTTAGGCGTAATCTTAGCTGGTGGTGTTGTGCCTCGAGCGTACTCAAGTACTAGGCCTGTTTCAGCACCATGCTCCTCGAGGTCATCTGGCGTCATACCTACGAGCGATCCGCTCTCTACCATCCAGCCACTATTAGCTGTGGTATTAACTATGTGCAGCTCTTGACTGGCAATTTTATTCAACTGCTCCTGTGGAGACAGTAGGTTACGCACAACACCGAATGGGTTACCTCGACGGAAATATGCGAAGAATGGGACGACAGTAAAATCGTTGTATGGTGACCAGTTATCGTGCAATACGACTTGGTCACAGGTTACAGTCCAGCGGACTTTACGCTTCATCTTACTAATAAGGTTTAAGTTGTACTGCTTAGCGAACTTCTTAGCCTTCGACTCTGACCAAGCATCAGGACACTCTCGCTGATCACCAGTGTCTGGGTCAACAAAGCACTTTACCCGTGACATGATCTTGTACTGACGCTCAACTACTCGTAGTGCGCGGATGTTTCCGTACTCTTCTTCGTCAGGAGATACGGTCGAGCCGAAAAGGTCGTCGCCAGGATCTAGGTCACCATAACGTTGTTCTTCAAACTCTATTGAGTCGCGCCCAAAACTGTTGCCGTTCTCAGCGATAAACTGAAGCTGTTCAGCTTTCTTCGCACCGTAGGCTTCTTCAATCTCGTCAAGTGTCATCCACTTAGTTTCGAACACCTCGTTCCAAGTCTTAGGATCTGCTTCTTTAGCATCTGGATCTATGAGGATGTCCAGGGGATCTTTGGCAGTTATCCGCACCTCACCTTCAACGTGATCTGTAAAGTCCATACGAACATCGAAATATCCACGACCGTCCATAATCAAACCATCTGAGAAGACCTGCTGCTCGACCCAGTCCAACTTGTTGTTGTCGGCTATTTGCATGAAGACCTTAGTCAGGGTGTCGGCTAGCGCCTGATCGCCGCCTCTTCGCGGTTTGAATCTTATGTCTGCGCGGCGGCTGGATTGCTCACCCAATATAGTATTAACAGTAGGTAGTATTGTATTGATGGTAAGAGCGGGGCGACCTTCGGCTTCTAGCGCATCTTGATCTTCCATATCCCATTGATCACCACGGTAAAACTCATCACACTTCTTCGCCATGTGTATGTATTCGAGGTGACCGTGGTCGCGGGCTCGTACGTAGCGGTCCCATTGACACGAAGCTAAATGCTGCTCTTCGGCGGGGGTCAGTCTTACTTTCTGCTTCTTCATAGTTATGCGCTCATAGCTGATTTACTTCTCAGTTCTTTACCGAGATAGGGTAGTCGATCGCGCCACGAGGGCTCATGGTAGACGGGCGCTTGATATGTCGAAAATTCCGTCATCATTAAACCTAGCCAAGACAATGCGTCGACCTGATCGTCATGTACGCCGTTTGGAAACCGCAGAAGCTCTGCGACCAAAGGGCCTGTAAACTGTTCGTCCTTGGGCAGGAATACCATGCCCTGTTGCATCCGACCTTGGATGGCTCGTGCTCGAGCCTCTTTGTCCCTTCGCCCAGTCTTTAAGTCCTTAAAGTAGGCTTCAAATAACCCTCGTTCGCGGACACGTTTCTCGAGGAACGGACCAAGGGCCATTTCAATGTGTCCTTTCTCAATGCCAATGATCGAGGGCTTCCACTCTTCATAGAGGTCAAGTATCCGCTCTACAATCTCGAAACCATCGAACCGTCCTCGTACTACATCGACAACGAACAACTGATCGTATTCATTTACACCGATCACCATACCTACGGTGTAGTCATTGCGATCCTTCTTACCGATTGCCAAATCCCATGCGGCGTAATAGCGCATAGCACCATAGTCAATGTCGTCCTGGTCGTAGTACTGAACCATGTCTCTAGTGAAGTAATCACCATCATCAGCAACGGGGTTTTGCTGGTAGAGCGCTGACCAATCACGGGGGCCAACTGCTTTCTCAATTCTTGCTAGGGCTTCTTCGTCGTAGCGTTCACGGTGGAGGGCTTCTCCGGCCTTTCTAAATTGTTCGTCGACCTCTGCCCGTGCTGGGTAGTTAACAACTTCCCACTGTTCGCCGTTAGCATCTGCTGCTTTAAGTAATCTCCCCGCAAGGTCGTCATCGTGCCAGCGAGTAAGAATAACCAGCACACCGCCACCAGGAGCAAGACGTGTATACGCTGTAGATGTATACCAGTCCCAAGTACTCTCACGCGCGTTTGCGGATTCAGCGTCATCACGGTTCTTTACCGGATCATCGATGACAAGGATATGAGCACCCTTACCAGTAATACCGCCGCCAACACCGGCAGCAACAAAACCCCCGCCGTCAGTAGTAAGCCACGCTTCAGCAGACTGCGAATCTGGGTCGAGCTTGGTTTTGAAGGCAGTTTTATAGGTCGGTTCACGTAAGAGCTGACGTACTTTACGGCTGAATCCCATTGCGAGCGAGCCTGAGTAAGAACAGCTGATGAACTCGTGCTGAGGGTGTCTACCAAGGTGCCAAGCTGGGAACGCCACTGACGCGAGCGTGCTCTTACCGTGTCGAGGTGGCATAAAGAGCATAAGTCTTGGAGACTTCTTTTCAGCCACATCTTTAGAGAACTGCTCGAGTCTGTTGCAGATGTCTTTATGGACCCAGCCAGCTGTGTAATCTGGGTTAAAACGTTCGACAAAAGGGAGGAGCCGTTTCCTTGTGAGGAATCGGAGAGCGAGTTCTGCTTTTGCTTTTTCTTCAAGAGATAACTCCTCTGCTTCAAGCTCAGGGTCACTTGGCGAGTTTGCTGTCGGTAGTGCATCAACATCGTCCGCTTTGCAATAAACGCAGAGGCCACTTGTCTCAGCGTACAAAGTCGCTGGATGCAGCTTTTTACACCTAGTACAGGTGCGTTTCTCTACGTCACTCGTCATATATTAGTAGGGCTTGTATGCCTTCTTCTTAGGCTTAGCTTTTGGCTTAGCTTTCTTCTTAGCAGCGTTAGCCTTCTTCAGCTTAGCTACCTGTGCAGCAGCCTGTTTCTTGTTGTGCGGGAACTCAGTACTTCTGGGCATAATTATTTAACCTTCTTTGTTGGTTTCTTCTTAGCTGCTGGTTTCTTCTTAGCTGCAGCTTTTTTTGCCTTTTCTTTTTTTGCCTTTTCTTTTTTTGCGGCTGGGCTTAACCCCAGCATGTGTGCAATACGCAGTACCATAATTAATCACTCTTCGGTTCTAGATAAGCTGTGTTTTTGCCAGCGATCTCTAACAGCTCTTCGTCTGACAGACGTTCTAGCTGCTTTGATGTGGCGTTCATGTTTACGTTTACCTGGACGGCTGTGTCTGGCTGAGATAAGCCGTGCAGTTTTACTAACGAGTCCACTGTGTTCTTCATCTCAGTAGCAGTGGCTGACGCTTGATAGGCGTCCATATACATTAGATGTGCGTTCTGCCGCTCAAACTTCACTTCCTCGCGCATCTGTTCGCGGAAATATTGCAGCGCTTGCTGGACCGCTGGCCTCAGTGAGGCTTCTCTGGCGGACTGCGCACTGGCATAACCAGCACCACGTCCTGCTGCAGCGATAGTCATACCACTGGCAATGAGGGTGACGAGCTTTTCTTGCTGCACTGTTAGGTCGTTCAGTGACAGACCCATGTAGGGCATGTGCGACTGAAAATCCGTATGCTCACTAACTAGGTCAGTGGACGGTGACTCCTGGGGGTGTGCTTGATCCATAGAACTCTTGGTCGTCGTCAAAATACACAAACGCAGGAGCGCCATCGAACTCTCTCGATGCCACATCTGCGATCCATTCTTCGGCGTACTCTTCTGAGTGGCCTTTGGCGATTATGATTGCGATGGCTTTATCGTAGTTGTAAGCAAGCACTTCACGCCCGTTACGAACCGTGGAGCCGATAATTGCGGCATCTAAACCATCAATTGCTACTACTTCAATGTCGCTCATGCGGTATATTAGCTCTACTAATAATTAATCACAAGAAAAATCGTTAATTGTCTTGACCCACCAATAAAACATATCTTCTGAGAGGGTGTGCTTCATGATATTGATTCGGTAGCAGACAAGCTGGACGTTTTGAAACACGTAGCCTTTGTCACCTGAGATTCTGTCGATAGATGCGTTGTGGTCTTTGTAGCCAGAGCCATCTTTATGGTGGGTTAGGTATACGCCGGACAGAGCGCACCTACCATCCTGTCGTTCCCACAGGGTTATTAAGTCTTCGGAAGTAAGAGCCCATTCCAGTCCACGGTTCTTACTACCGTTGCTATTAGCGGACTTGGACTGAGAATATAGGTTGCGCAGGTAGTTTTCGTAAGATCTGGAGATCCGATGTGCGGCTTTTTGCGTCTTGCACGTCATGCACACGTTGCGTCCGGTGCGGAATTCTGACTCGTCCAGAGTCTTTTTACATGACAAGCAATCTTTCGTAGTTGCTGTCATGGTTGAGCATATTAGCATAGCTAATTGTTTTGGATCACTTTTTCGAAAAAAAAAATTTGAAAATTTAAATGGGAATCACTCACCCATTATCTTCCCCTGGCCTCCAGCAGCCGCCCCCGACCCGGATCGGTGATCTCCGACTTCGTATCTCGTTCAGTTGTTGGAACCTTGTTTCACAGTAACCCCTTTTGCATTTGACAACGGTCAATTGGCATAGGTCATGTCACAATTATCATGTGTCAGGTGACGTGTAACCGTTGCCCGCGGGGTAGCGCGCATTAGCAATAGACATCATTTGTCAACGAGCATAGGTCATATGACATAGGTCAACGCCCACTCGCCAGAGGCTCGCGTCCCTTGCCCGTGGGGGTGTGTGACACGACTTGTAATGTGTGACACCAACAGTTCTTTTAGTGTCACACAATATTCTCTATACATATCAATGACTTATATAGATGTGTGACATGTGTGACATGTGTGACGGTACTTTCCTACTTACATATTATTACCTTTACTAATATTGATGTTTTATACAGTAATTCAATTAAATTAGGTGTCACACATGTCACACATTTACTCTAGCCCACGTCGTTGCTGACTTTCTTACCTTTTCGTTGGTGTCACACATGCGTCACACAAGCGTCACACATTTCATTTGGTGTCACACATTTCACTCCGTTGTTAACCAAAACCACGGACAAAGGTTAACTGTCCGTTCATAACTGTCCATATTCATGGCCAGTTTGTCTGTTGTCTTCTTGATATAGGGGGATTCTCCTCTATTCAATATGGGAGTACACGTTATGAATCTTACCGATAAGTTGTTCGGTACTTGGGCTCGTAAGGGCTCAGTCAGATCAGACATCCGTGACTGGTCACATGAGAAGCGCGTTCAGCACTTCATCAACCAAGGCCTCGACAAGTGGATGGCCGACAAATTAGCACAGTCATATGGCCGTGCTTCATCATATAATATTAGTGGAGGTACTAATCATGAGTAAACGTAAAGCGCCTAACGCGCAAGAACGTCTAGAGTTATTTGCCAGCAAGCATTGGGGCAAGCGTAAGCAGTACGCCAATAAAGTCGTAGACACTGGCAAAGCTATAGCAGGTGCCACCAAGCAGTTCACGGAGGACAACAAAGGTTCTCTCGCTCTAGCAGGTGGAGCTTTTCTAGGACTCGAAATAGTAGAGGACGTGTCCGACGCCGCAACAGCAATGTCTGAAGCAGAGATTGCTCAAACCCAAACCTTTGCCGAAGCAATGGCAAACCGGAGGTAATTATGGATTCGCTCAACTTTCACAGCCTTTCATTCTCTGCTCTTGATGAGCAACGTCAGGCTCTCAACCTAGACATGTCTAATACCGAGCTCATGTCTTATACACCAGACTTCGTCGCCATGTGTGACCTGCTGTCTGATGATTTCAATCTTAATTTAATTCTTTCCGAGGATGTATAACATGACTAAAGCAACTAAATCCGCACCATCATTGGCCGTCGTTGATCGCTACTCACTCATCGATGCAACTCTCACCCGCATGTCCGAGAAGAATAACAAGGCTTCTCTCATCGCACGTAAGGCGCAACAGATGGATCATGGCAACCCTCTTGTCCGTCTTGGCAAGCTGTTCACTCAGATGCAGCTCGAGCGTAAAGCAATGAACGCGCGCATCAAAAAGTCTGGCGTTAATGAAGAGTTGCCGTTCAAGCCCGAGGCTATCGTCAGCTTCACCCAGCGCTTGGCTAACCAATGTATCTGGTCAGCCTTAGCCCTTACTGACAAAATGGCAGACGCTGATGATTGGGATGCAGATGCTGGTGGCACTGGCACTGATTGCTATGCCGAGGCTTGCGACGAGTACGGCATCGACCCTGTAGCTCCCGAGAACCTAGCTGATATTGTCGAGTCTGACTTTAATGCTATCCAAGTATTCTATAGCAAGCTAATGGCCAAGACTTCATATCTGCCCAGCCATAGCACGCTGCACATGTATGTTGATTCGCAGCCAGATCCAGAGGATGAATCAGCACCTTGGATCAATGCTCGCATAGCCGACAAGTTCGATGATGCTCTCACCATCGCTCGCGACATCATTACCGAGCTCGAAGCCAAGCAGGACGAGGCTGAGATGGCTGACTGGGAATCGTTAGACCAAGCAGCGTAATTCAATTACTCCCCCCACCCGCATCATGGCTTCGGCTGTGGTGCGGGTTTTTTATTGGCGCGGTATACCAGCCCTTACGGTCTGGCGCTGCGCGTCGCTCCGTTCTACCACGGGCACGGCTGCTGGAGGCCAGGGCTTTACAGTGTGCTGGTCTCTAACTCACTCACTATCATCACTCTTTGTGTGATCAGTGTGCTACTCACTATCATCGCGAGCGCAGCGAGCGGTGGCACCGGACAACGAACCGATGACAAATGACCGAGGACAAATGCCAATGCACGAAGAATTATCCCCCAACGTTTCTTTCACCGACGACGTAACGATCCACTTTGAAGATGGGTCGGTTGTTGAACTAAAAGATTTATACCACGACAAAGTAGCGATCCACTTTAAAGATGGATCAATTGTTGAACTAAAACATTTATACCACGACGACTCAGCACTCCGTGACATCTGCTGGGCAGACGTAGTCGATTGCCATGAGATCTAACCGAGGACCACGAACCATGAACACAGACGACTATTACCTAGCAGTGTGGGACGTGCAGTTCTACCTAGTAGACAAGGACCAAAACTGCATGCGCAACGAAGACGGCAGCGTAAAGCTGTTCTCTGCAGACTTTGACTGCTCATACCTAGCAGAAAACCTAACCCTAGATGACTTAGTGGAGGTGCAGTAATGAACATCTATCGCATAACCGTGCGCGAAGTCTCATCAATCGAATACTCAATAG